CACGCATCATCTGGTTGATATCGTAGCGGTCATTGGCATACAGAAGCGCATCGGGATACGATAGCGTCTCGATTGCATGAAGAGAGCTCATGCGATAGTCACTGCCATGAAACCAGATATCAAACTGTGCGTCATTGATAATCTTGACAGGATCAACGCCACGGGTGGCTCGCATCACATCAGTCATAACACGACGCCGACTGGCGTTGTACACAGTGTACTTGTTGCTGAACGACACAAGCAGCATACCTGTGGTGCGGTCAACAGAGTCAACCACAACGAACTTTGTAAATGTAAACATACAATTCTCCTTGAGTTATAAAAAAGAATGGGGAAACTTTTCCCCGTTGAACTAACACACTAACGAATACGCCTGTTGCTCAGGCGAGGGCTACCTCCTCTTCACTAATTACATCGAACGAATAGATCTCGAAGGTGTGGTGCTCACCCACGATGGGATCACCAGAGGTGAACACATAGAACACATCGTCATGCTTGCGTAACACCTCATCCCGCATAGAGTCTGACAACTCCGCTGGCAGAACAATACAGTCTGCTTTGAACGCATTGTTGAACGGCTGTTTGTATGTGCCGAACACACGGATTTTTACTACTCTCATATCATTTACTCCTGTTGTTGATTGCTTCGAGTGCCTCGTCAGCACACGCACGCCATGCGGCTTCGCTGATGAACCCCTCGTTTGCCCACTTGGGCGAGAGCTTTGTTTGATCTGCGTAGTGGCGTATGGCCTCGATCAGGAACGCTTGCATGAGTACGCCTTGCTTGCTGTACGACATGAGGTCTGTGACCAACTGGATGTTGGTCTTGTGTTTTACTTTAGTCATTTGCTTTCTCCTTACAGAAAATAGTTGGCAGGGTTTTGCGTACGCAGGTCATCCATCTCAACGAGGTACTCCTCGATGTTCGACTGAAGCTCAGGCGGTAGGTGAGGCGTTAAGTCCTCAACGATGCCATCGTTCCATGTGACAGTTAGTTTGACTTCCACGATGGCGTGGGTGTACTTGCTGTGTGGTTCTCTTTTCATTTGATTTCTCCTTGATTTACCTAGGCTGTATGAGGATGGTGAACAGCGTTGCCCAAGCGCTGTACCAATGGGGAAACTTTTCCCCGTTCGTGGAATCCACGAGGAATCCCACAAAAAGAATAGACACTGGTCGTCAGAGCACACCTGCCCATGTAGCAGGGATGTGTTCGTTGGTTGACAACCTCACAATAATCTTCATTGCCTCCTTCATTTTGGTTAGTGTGTTTGTCTGCGCCTCTGTTGGGTGCAGGGTATTCTTTCTTTCGAGCGTCTCGATCTCTTTCTGCGTGCGCCTGAGCAGGCGTTCCTTTGCCTTGGCGTTCTGCTCGGGTGTGGATAGGCGTTGGAAGGGTACTTTGCGCTTGGCTCGTAGCTTTGGGGGTAGTTGCTCGAACATCAACGCTATGCGCTCTTTAATCTTCTCAGGCACCCAGTCTGTCCAATGCTCGCCGTTGTTGGGCAAGGCTTTCTCAAGTGCCAGTTGTATGGGCGTAGCTTCAAGCGAAGCCAAGGGCTTGGCAAAGCGTGTCAATAATGTCTCCATTACCAAGATGTACGCATCGAACGCAAGCACACGATCCTCGTCATCAAGGTCATAGGCTCGCCCAACCTTGGCATTATTGAGTTCGTATCGTAGCGGTTTGAGTAGCTTGTCCCATTCGGTTTTTCTTTGAGTTCTAGTTATTTTATCTACCCGCTGTGATTCTTTGAGAGCAGCAACCTCGTCTTTGATGCGTTGCATATCTGTGGGGTGTATGCGCTCCTTCAATAATCTTTGATGGAGGGCGTTGGGTGTGAGTGCAATGTAGGATTTGTGCATGAGATTATTGAAGGTTAGGGGTTGAGTGAAGTACCGATGGCTAAGACTAAAAAGATTTGCCACTTGTCAAGCCAAGCTGGAGACCGCATGAATGCTAGTGTATAGCAAAATGTGGCAGGGTATCTATCTTTTTTCCAGACGACTAACGCCAAACTAAAAAAGAGAAACCTTGCAAGATTATTGAAGGTGGCTCGCTCAGAAAAATACACACACCCCCCCAGAAATACTTCTATATATATACATATATATAAAAAGATAGATAGATAGCCAGAAATTTCGGGAACGCCCATATTTACTGGGCGTTTGGGGTGGTTTGAGAAGTGGCAAAACTTTTTAGTCTCCGCCATCTGTATTTTGGTCGGGGTGTGACCTTCAATAATCTCAGATAATTGATGAACGGGGAAACTTTTCCCCGTTTTGGGGTGCAAGGCATTCATTTAGCAGAACAGATCGAGTTGGTGCATCCCGTTCTTCCATTGCTCGTATGCACGCTGTGTCTCGAAGACCATACCACGTAGATGCAATGCGCCCTTGCGGAACACATGAACCTGATGCTGCGAGCCGTAGCTGATGGTTTGCATATGGTAGTCACGCCCACGGATGGTGATGATGCCTACTTCTTTGGTGACGGGTTGGATAAGGTTGCGCATGGTGTTCTCCTTGAGATTATTGATTGGACATGAAATGAAACAGCGGGCAAGCCTCATGCTTGCACCGCCGTGGAAGAACGGGGAAACTTTTCCCCATTGAGATTATTGAAAGCTGACCGCATCACGCAACTGAGACAGCAACGCATTGAACTCGTCTCGTGTTAAGCCTGCGTCAATAATCTCTTTAGCGATGTTGGTCACAAGCTTCTTGGGAACTACAACTTCCTTCTTGCCTGATGACTTCGTGCCACAGATTGCCTTGACAAGATCGTAGAGATCCCGCTTGGCGTTCTCATACTTCGGCGCATCCTTGTCAAGCACCTTGCTACCCTTGGCTTTGCCCTCGCCATCGACAAGAGCCACGCTCCAGAACTTGCCCACGAAAGGCATGAGCGTTGTCCGCACAGTCTCGTGTGACTTGCGCTTGAGCTCCTTGGTGAGCGCATCAAGTGCTTGGGCTTTGGTTACACCTGACTTGCAGAACAGAGTGACATTGGTTTGAACTGACATAGCTATCTCCTTGATAGTTGAATGGGGAAACCTTTCCCCGTTGTTGGTCAGCACTATTGCTAATCAACACTTTCAGTATCCATATGGGGGGTTTGGGACAGGTCGTTTTGGGTATGGCGAAACCCCACCCTACCCCCACCAGCCCTATAGAAAGCGGAGTCCCGTAGCGCGCATGAACACTGTTTCGCACCCGCAAATCAAATTTTTAAAAATCTCGCCCAAATTCAGCAAACCAAGACCCCACCCCCTTAGTACGGAAACGCGAATCCCCAAGGGCAAACGCCATACCCCCCACCCCACTATAAAAAATTCCAAGGTACCATGTCAAACGTTGGACACGGCACAATAAAAAAGAGCCCCGGTGTTTAGCCGGGGCTTCAAGGAGGACTAATCCTCAAGGAGAAGCAATGATGAAGAAACTTGCACCACTGCCGAAAAGAAGTGTACACTAACACCAACGAGGCAACAAGTGCGACGCCAGCACCAACCTACGCAATGCTTGAACATCTGATTAACGGCGAGTTTCATCCAGACGTGGTCGACGCCACGGCGGCGGTTCTGTCTTTTGAAAAAGCGGACCCCACAACCACGATTGACGCCAAAGTCAAAACCTCTGACTGGCTCAAAGCGCTTGAGCTAGAAGACGAAGAGATCGAAACCAAAGCCGATCAGGAAGCCGCCCGTAAATCTTTTGCAAGTCTGGTCACAGGCCAGCCTGTTGGGAATACACAACAAGCGCTAACTAATTTAAAAACCCCTGCCGCAGTCCAGCATTTGGTGGGAATGCTCACAGCCTACGACTGGGCGTTTGTGGAGCAGGCCAAAGAGCTTCGCGGCTTTGCCGTAGCCAAGATTCTTGAAGAAGTAAAACACCCAGACGCACGTATCCGCCTCAAAGCGCTAGACATGCTGGGCAAGGTGACGGAAGTTGCGCTGTTTACTGAGCGTGTTGAAGTCAAGAAGACCGAGATGTCTGACGTAGAGCTTGAGGCGCGGATCAAAGAAAAGCTCAACAGGTTCATGGGCGTGATCGACGTGGTTGATGTGACGGAAGAAAAGACCGATGAAGCCTGAAAACTTCACAACGCTTAGCAAAATAGAGCTTGAGGCCATGGCCAAGGCGCTGCCGCACATGACGCTGGCAGAAAAGATGGAGCTTTTCCAAGATTTGGAGATGCGCGAACAACGCGCCAGCTTGCAAGCGGCCAAAACAAACATGCTGGGGTTCGCCCAGAGCGTCTATCCGGGCTTTAAGATCGGTCCACACCACAGGAAGCTGGCCAAAATCTTTACAGATGTGGTCGAAGGACGCAAAAAGCGTGTGATTATCAACATCGCGCCACGTATGGGTAAGTCTGAGTTCAGCTCATACCTGTTTCCCGCATACTTTCTAGGTAAATACCCTAATAAGAAGATCATCATGGGCACGCATACTGCGGGTCTGTCTGAAGACTTTGGACGGAGAGTGAGGAACTTAATTGACTCTGACGAATACCGTGAAGTATTTCCTCAAACGATGGTGGCGGACGACCAGAAGGCCGCAGGAAAGTGGTCGACTTCTGCTGGCGGGCAGTATTATGCTGCTGGTGTGGGCGGCGCGCTTGCCGGACGCGGTGCTGACTTGTTTGTTATTGATGACCCTCATTC